AGGATCGAAGACGCGGCCAAAGTGGCTGCGGAAAGCGTTAAAGCGCCCACCGGGAAGACCAAAGGGAAGTAAGAACAAACCCAAGACACTGGAGGAGTTCCTGAAGGCGGCTGTGGCTATTGAAGTCACACCGCCGCCTCCCAAGAAGCCCAAGGACATGTCTAGGGACCGCCCCAACAGCCCGAAGAACTTTGCGAAGCTTAGTCCTGAGGAGCGTAAGGCTAACTCTGTCAAGGCGATCAAGTGTCGCAAAACAAAGACTGGGCGCACCCCAGGAACCCCACCCAATTGGTCTAACCGCGATTATGCCCCCCTGCGAGCGCAGGCCAAGGCTGACGCCAGAATAATGTACGAGATAATGGAAAAACAAGGTGCCCTCCCTGAGGACCCCATCGCGCGTGAAGCCATGCTTGGCGCACTTGAGTTGCTTAGGGAGCCGAACTCCAAGAGCGAGAAGCTCAAGGTTATCCGCACGCTCCTAGAATGGACGCTCGCTAAACCTACCAGCAAGCAGGACGTTACGATCCGCACGGCTGAGGACTTTTTGAACGACCTGTTGGCCGATGAGGCTGATGACGGATAGTAAGACCTGCCGAACGTGTAACGAAGAGAAATCAACTGATGACTTCTACAAGAACAAGTTGTTTAAGGACGGCCGCTTAATTCATTGTAAGTCTTGCGTATTGGAAGAGAAGCGCAACAACTATGATTCTCTACACACGAGAGGTCTTCGTCTTAAGGCAGAATACGGATTAACCAACGAAGATTTCGACGATATGCTTTCCGAGCAGAACGGCAAATGTGCCATCTGTAGAGAAGACATTAGCGGACGATCATATCACAAAAGAAACGCGAACATAGATCACAACCACGACACCGGACAGGTGCGAGGGCTGCTATGTACTTTGTGCAATTCCGCCCTGGGTAAGTTCCGCGATAGCCCTTCAAATCTCATCTCCGCAGTAGCGTACCTAGACAAATACGGAAATTATGGAACCCAAACTCTTGAAGGTGCGGAAGCGCCTTTACGAGGACTTCGAGTATTATGCAGCCAAGGCGCTCCGCATCCGTACAAAAGAAGGCGAAATTGCGCCTCTAGTCCTCAACGAAGCGCAAAGACGACTTTTAGAGGTTATAGACAAGCAGCTTAAAGGCACCGGCAAAGTTCGGATAATTGTCCTTAAGGCTCGCCAACAAGGACTCAGCACCGCAATTGGCGCTTGGCTCTACTGGTACGTTTCGCAACATCAGGCCCAAAAGGCGTTGGTCGTAACACACCACGCTGACTCGACTCGCTCGCTTTTCGACCTCACTAAACGGTACCACGATAACGTCCCCGAGTTCCTCAAGCCTGTAACCAAATATGCATCCCGTCGAGAGCTGAAGTTCAGCAAGCTCGACAGCGGTTACATGGTTGCTACCGCTGGCGGTGACGGTATCGCAAGAGGTGAGACGCTCACCCATGCACACCTATCGGAACTTGCGTTCTGGCAGAAAAGCTCGGCCAAAGAAAACCTTAACGGATTGCTTCAGGCTATTCCGAACACTCCCGGCTCAGCTATCTTTATCGAAAGCACCGCTAACGGCGTCTCAGGTCCATTTCATGAGATATGGTCAGGCGCGGTCAGGGGGGAGAACGATTTCCTCCCTCTTTTCATTCCCTGGTTCATTACGCCCTCGTATCGAGAGCCTGTTCCAGAAGGTTTCGAGAGGACCCCAACTGAGCAGGACCTCGTAGATGCCTATGGGCTGGACAACGAGCAGCTTATGTTCCGGCGTGGTAAGATTGGCTCCACAAGCCTAGAGCTTTGGACCCAGGAATACCCATCTAACGCCGACGAAGCCTTCCTGACCTCAGGCGCGCCTGTCTTCGATACCCCTATGTTAGCTGAGCGCGCGCGCCACCTTCCTAACGTCCTCGAACTCCGAGAGATGGTAGGTGATGTCATGGAGGAGAACCTCCGTGGCAGGCTGAAAATATACCACAAACATGATCCATCGGAGTCCTATTACATAGGAGCCGACGTAGCCGCAGGTATCCGAGGCAAGGACTATTCCGTAGCTCAGGTTCTCGACAGCAAGAAGCGTCAAGTCGCCGTATGGCGTGGGCATACTTATCCAGATGACTTTGCTTACATTCTTCAGAGCCTGGGGCACTTATTCAACATGGCTCAGATAGCTGTTGAGTCTAACAACCACGGTATTTTGACGTGTTCTATCCTCGGTAAGGTATTAGCCTATCCGTACTTTTTCACGGAGACTGTGTATAATCGTCTCGACGACCAAGACACAATCAAGCTTGGGTTTAGCACAACCTCCAAAAGCAAGCCTCTCATCATAGATCAGCTCCGCTCCGACCATAGGGCAGGTGAACTAGAACTCAACGACCGAGATACGGTTTCCGAGATGATGACCTTCATCGTCACCGACACAGGTTCGATGGAAGCTGAAGATGGGTGCTTTGACGATACCGTCATGGCCCTGGCTCTCGCCAACCACATTCACGACGGCGTTTTTACGCCTGTCGTATCCACGGACGACTTCTACGTCTCCGCGATATAATTCAACACGGAACCACACATTGGCAACCAAAAGACGGCGTAAGCCGAGCGATAGCGATATTCTCGCTATGCTGGAAGACGGCCTTCAAGAGGGCGTCAAGTTCAGCAACACGAAGCTCTCAACTGAGCGAGCCAGGGTAACGAAATACTACAACGGTCTCCTCCCGGCTCCCGTCCACGGTGGCAACTCTAAGTACATCTCAACGGACGTTTTCGACACCGTAGAGAGCATGAAGGCGACACTACTAGAGACCTTCAGTGCCCACGCCGACATTGTCCAATTCGCTGCTAAAGGCGAGGAGGACGTAGAGGAAGCCAAGGTAGCCTCCGCCTACACGAAGCACGTAATCTTCGAGCAGAACAAAGGCATCGACCTCTTCGCCTCCACGATCCACGACGGCCTCCTTGCGAGAACCTCAGTTGCGAAAGTCTACTGGGATAAGAACATCGAAGCTATCGAGGAGGAGTTCGAGGACCAGGACGAAGCTTCCCTCGCTGTCATCCTCCAAGATGAAGCTGTGGAACTCGACGACCTTGACGTCTCCGAGGATAGCGGAAAGTTCAAAGGGACCATCTCCCGCAGCGTAGACAAGAGCCAGGTACGCATCGAAATCCTCCCGCCCGAGGAGTTCATCGTCAGCCCGAACATCAAGTCTCTAGCTGACGCTGGGCAGCTCACGCACCGCATGGAGCGCACCAAGAGCGAGCTGAAGAAGGCTGGGTACCCTAAGGAGAAGGTAGACCTCCTCTCCAAGTCCGACGCCTCCCTTGAGATGGACACTGAGCGGATCACGCGCTTCAACGCCGTCTCCGATAGCTTCGGCAAGGATGAGTCCCGCGAGGATGCCTCCAAGAGCTTCATCGTCTACGAAACCTATGCCAAGCTCGACCTCGAAGGCGATGGCATCACTCGGATGTATCGCATCGTCCACTGTGGCACTGTCCTCCTCGAAAAGGAACAGGTCAGCCGCCACCCATTCATCTCCTACTCGCCCCTCCCGATCCCACACTCATTCTATGGCTCTAACTTCGCAGCCAAGGTGATCCCAACGCAGAACTCACGCACGGTACTGATCCGGTCCATTCTGGATCACGCCGTACTTGCGAACAATCCGCGCTGGGGTGTCGTGAAAGGGGCACTCACGAACCCACGCGAGCTGATTGACAACCGCATCGGCGGCTTGGTCAACGTATCGCGACAGGACGGCATCTTCCCGCTTCCTCAGGCTCCCCTGAACCCCTTCGTCTTCCAGACTATCGAACTCCTCGATAGCGCAAAGGAGGACGTCACAGGTGTCTCAAGGCTAAGCCAGGGGCTCAACAAGGATGCCATCTCCAACCAGAATTCCCAGGGCATGGTGGAGCAGCTCATCGGAGCTTCGATGCAGCGTCAGAAGACGATTGCCCGAGCCTTTGCCAATCAGTTTCTCGCCCCGCTGTACCTTGAGGTTTACCGCCTCGTCGTAGAGAACGAGAAGCAGCAGCGCATCATAGATGTTGCCGGGGCCTACAAAGAGGTTGATCCTCAATCGTGGGCTGAGCAACGTGATGTCTCGATCGACTTCCGCCTAGGGTATGGCGAGAAGGAACGCCTAGCGAACGAGTACCTCCAATTTGGGCAGGTTCTCGCAAACGATCAAGGCGTGGCGCACCTCTACGGACCCGAGGAACGAAGGAACCTCTACAAGCATGTTGCCGAGGCTAAAGGCCACAAGAACATCGCTGAATTCCTGAAGGACCCAGCCAAGACTGAGCCACCGGGGCCTGACCCCAAGATGATGGCCGAAGTGGAGCAAATCAAGAACGACACGTTGCTCGCGACACGCAAGGCTGACCGTGAGGATGCTGAGCTTAAGTCCACCATCGATATGAACCAGCTTCGTATCGACATGGAGAAGCGTATGGACGCACTCCAGTACGCTCTGGATGTTGCTGAAGCTGAACGTAAGCGCGACGAGACGGACAACCGTATCGAAGTTGCTGACGTCGAAATGGACCTCGCAATCAAGACTGCGAACGATCCAGATGCCGAAATCAAGGCATCGTCTATCATCAGTCCTAACGGATAAATATGACACTCTCCGAACAGGAGCATCAAGTTGTGCGGGGAGGTTTAGCTGCGGCTAGCCTTCTCGCCAACGAGGACCTCCAGACAATCATACGTTCCCTCATGTTCGAGGGATACGCATCTTTCACTGACACCAAGCCTGAAGAGGCCTCGCGTCGTGAAGCAATCTACAATCTCAACCAGGGCCTTCGAGCCATCGAAGCTGAGCTTAACTCGCGTGTTGCCTCCTACGAGGAAATCCAACGCCGCCTTAACGCCACAGACCAAGACGCTGAAGACGAAAGCGCCCTGATAAATGACTCAGAACTAGGTGACTAATACCATGACTGACTACGCATTAAGCGCGTCAGATACAAACGACTTCGACTCCTCTTCAAGGGGTGCCGAAGATGCAATGCT